GGCAAACAGCGAGCATAGCATCACCCCAAATACTTGGTCGACCATTGATAACGGCAATATTTTGCATCGCCTGCATAGGCTTTAAACCAAGTTCTTGACCCATCTGAAGACAGACAAGAATATCACCGGGCTTTCCTTTTAAGCTTGTTGGGCAAAAGTTACTAGCCGCTAACAATTCGCTAACCTTTATAGCTTGCTCTATGGTAGATACAACCATAAATCCTTGATTCTTGTCTGATGCAATTATTTCGTTACTCATTTTATACTCCTGTTTTAAGTATTATATCAAATCTTGACCATTAATGAAACCACGGAATGGTTCAGGTATTCTTGCTTGCTGTCTTTCATCTTTAATAACAGATTCCTGATTAAGAAGCAAAAAACCGACCTGTTCCATTTTCACCATGAAATCGGTAAAACCATTCTTTTGTTGTGTACTTACTTCTTTCATTTTGGAACTACCTTTACAATCCCGCGCTTTAAATCGGACTCCAAAAGGCCATCCAATTTGCATCCTCTCGCTTTCATTAATAAGAGTCCTTTAGCCACTCTCTTCTCTTGGGATGGATAATTCCAATCCTCTATCATCTCGTACATCTCTTTCTCCTAGTTACTACTGCCTATGTATGACATTATGCATACGTTTTCGGTTTATGTCAAGCTTTTTAAATCAATTCTTCTTCCTGAATTGCATATGCCGGTATCGATATTTCTTGGAAACATTCCTCATAACCGGGCCATTCACCTGTGCTCATGCACTCATGGTATATAGCTGCAGCATCTAAATACTCTCTTCTACCCTGTCTAATGGTCGGTTCATTTAACACGAAGCAAGCGGTCAGATATGGCGCCTTGTTCTCAACAACCATAAATCCGAAAAACCGGTCCTTTCCGTCATGGTGCTTCAAGCCGTCAATTTGCATAGCTGCCTGTCTGTGATAGCCGAAGTTATGAATAGACTTTGAAAAGCTCTTAATAGAGTCAGTCGTCTTTATATCGACAATCATGGTGTCATTATAAAAGTCAGGCCTAGCCCGAAGTCTAGTGTTATAAATGCCCGTATCCCAAAGAACTGAATGCTCAACGTTTCCGGGAATTATTTTGTTCCACGTGGCGCTGCCCTTGATAGAATCAGCCATATCAACTGCCTGTTCCCATGTTCCCTTCCGCATAATGGTTCTGCCGTTAGCATCTACTTCTGCTTTAGCTAATGCTTCCTTGCCAGCTTTAGTTCTCAGGTCGCAAGACTCTCTCATAAGATAATAAGTCTTATTGAATAGCTCTGGCTCTAGGACCAGCATATGGACCGCGCTGCCAAGTTCCATAGCGGTTGTAGGTTCACTTGGAGCTTTTTCTACGTACTTGTGGAAATATCTTTTAGGACAGTCTATAAGTAGTGTAATGCCACTTGAACTAATGCCTTCAGATGAGTGATACTCAGTAATAGATAAGTCGGTGTAAATGCCTGCGTCTCTCATGATGTTCTCCTGGTTAATGTAGATGATGTATGTCATTATGCACACCTTTTGAAATCCTGTCAACAATTATTTCCATTTAAAAGAAATCCAGCCAGCCCTTGCACCCGTTACCTAATCCTGATAAGATATGTCAAAGGGATAACATCATATACACGAAATGAGGTAACTAAAATGGCATATAAAGATACGTTGACACTATATGACGAGCTTGTGGCTACTGGCACTCCATCGGAACAGGCAAAGATAATAGCGCATCAACAAGGTAAATTGGCGAGCGATATGGAAAATGGTTTTAATGGATTGAATTTGACTCTAAACAAAATAGAAAAAGATTTGAGTTGGATGAGAATCATTGGGGCCGGCATGGTAGCCGCTTATCTTACTAATGTAGCAGCAATTTTTGGACTTTTTGTATTATTTAAATAATTTGGAGTTAAAAATGGCGAAAATAGATACTTTAACAATGTATAAAGAACTTCTTAGTTCAGGCGCTACAAAAGAAGTGGCAAATACAATAGTAGTTCTCATAGATGAAATGCGTAAGGAACTTGAATCTAAAATTGATGCCCTGAATGATAAATTAAATAGGCGATAATCCATGAACGAAAAAGACCCAGACGAATGCCTTACAGCTCGCCTCAACGTAAAATGTCACCCAGACTTGTTGAAGTCTATTCGAAAGATTGCCAAGAAATCTGGAATCTATAAGACGTCTACAGTTGTCAGAATGTGGCTGACGGAATGCGTAGAAAGAGAACTGGCTAAGGATAATCTGGATGATAAAGGACAAAAGCCTAGAAAAGGTTATGTAAACCATTGATAAATGAATAGAGAAAACAAAATTGATTTAGTTGAGAAATTATTGCGATATCATTTTGAAGGGCACAACGCTACTTTAATGATGAATTGGTACTATGTGGCAAATAAAATAGTGTTTATGTTAGAGGCGTTTAATAAAACAGCATTACATGACAATGAAATGGAAATTTGCGAAAAGATTGCTGATACATTAAAGTGTGAAGAATGACCGATACTAAAAAACTAACAAAATGGCTAAACAATACTCAGGCTGTAATAGACATGTATTATATCGGTGAGAAATTTTATAGTCCTGATGAGTCAATATGCCCACAAGAAGTTATTAATATTAAAAAATTAATTATAGAAGAGCTTTCTAAAATACATCCTATGATTTCTGACTCTTTATTAAACGAAATAAATGAACAGATAAGGATAGGGGTTTTTAATGCAAACGATTTACAAGTGTTTTTTAATTTAAATCTTAATGGATAAAGAAGAATGACCGACCGTGAAAGACTTCAATGTGCTAAAAATATTTTAGATAAAATCATGATTGTTAATGAAAAGCTCAGCAGAAGTGAAAAGTTACTTAAAATTAGAGAATTGATTAAGGAAGAATTAGCTAAACCGGATCCTGTAATTTCAGGTTTATTGTCAAAAAATTCAAAAATTTGGGAGCGTAATGAATGACCGACACTGAAAAGCTTAAGCTAGCTATTAAAGCGGTTGATATAATGCTTGCCATGGAAAAATTGAAAGAAAATAAAAAATTACTTAAAACTAGGAAGCTAATTTTAAAATCTCTTTCCCTTGATGAACCTATTATACCAATTTCACTTCCTGCACCAATAGACTACCTTGTAATGTATGCACAATTTTCATAATTAGAATTATTTTTTCGTAATATAATACATAATATGTAATATTACGTATTATTATGAAATAACGCTACCCGAAAAAATAACGATTATTACCAGCGATAATTGGGGTTATCGGGAGTAAATGAATTTTGTGAAATCGAAGTAGTGTAATATAGTAGACAACTTAGAAATAGGAGTGAAAGTGACTCAAGATGAAATAATTAAGTTACTAGATAGGGATACGTTAAAAGTAGTCAAAAGAACTCTCATTCTTGCAGAATTGACACTTATAATATCAGTGGTATCCATCATAATTTCTGTATATAGAATAGTAAATGACTAAATAGGAGTAAAAATGGCTTACAAAGACTCGCTAACATTATATGAAGAGCTTATCGCAACTGGCACACCGGAAGCACAAGCTAAAACAACAGCTCATCAATTGGGGGATGTAACTAATATTCTTGTGAAAATAGAAAAGGATTTAATGTGGATGCGAGTTATAGGTGCTGCCATGGTCGTGGCTTTCATGGCTAACTTTTTTAGGTGAAAAAATGGAATATAAAGAATCGTTAAAACTATATCAAGAATTGCTTGAATCAAGTAAGAATGATGAACAATCTATTATTCATGCCCATATTATCCATAACATAAATTCAAAGTTAATTGAAAAATTAGATTTGTTGCAAACTGAAATCTCGAATTCATCGCATGTTATGAATGAAGCACTTATCAATCTATATTCGCATATTAACAAATCTCATATTGATAATTTTATAACATTAAATAGAATGGATAAAAAATTGTATTGGGCTTATGTTGTATGGATGATAATGGGGATAGTGGGCACTGTTAGTATTATTTTGAGGTTATGTGGGTTAACTAGCTCTTAGCTTTATATTTTATTAACTCTTTTTCTGTTTCTTCATTAATTCGTTTAATCTCTTGATCACGTTTCGTTAGTATTTCTTGCATATCTTCGAAACTGAAAGCCATTAATATTTCTTCGGCTACAATATCATATTCACGTTCTATTTTATATGCTTGCAACTTTAGAAGAGATTGAATAAGATCATCTAAAATTGAGCTTTCGTTCTCCATTAAAACCCATCATATATTCCTGGCTTTATGCCTTTACGCTCGTAGTTATCAAACTTTTTCCAATTAGGGTCTTTCTCGCATTCTTCTAACAATTCTTTATGGCAATCTTTTAGTTCTTTAATCATTTTAAATGTAAATGGGTTCTCTTCGTCATTAAATTTAGAAAAAACATCCATAAATTCTCTATATTCCTTTTGATCAACCCAATGATTCTCAATATATCCAAGAGAATCCAAAACAATATAAAAGATGTTCATAACGGCATGTTGGTCTAATGAATCTTCATATGGGTTAGAACAAATAACATCCAATATTGCCGATCGGATGATTTCTAGATATTTACTCATTCCGAATCAACTGTTTCCTTTAGATTAACAAGCATATCCATAATGTCACTATTATTTCTAGACTCCTCTCTAATTGTATTTACAATCTCATGAAATCCTTTATTGCAATTGTATGCCAAATATTCCATTGCGACATCAACAGTAGCAATTAACTTTATAGTCGTTTTTTCATTAATGGGATCTGAATAATCCTTACTTATTAGTGCATTCTGTAATGCAGATTGTATGATCTCGATGTATTTATTCATCTTCTTCATCCTCGTTTTCAATAGAAATAATATCTTGCAATTTGTCTAGCTTTTTAGATGTTCTTTTGGTTGATACTAGAAGTGATTTTAATTGTTGCATGGCAATTAGATAACTCTCTTCTCCATCTTGGTTCATATGATAACAATCAAAAAATTCAATAAAAGATTCTATAATTTCGCCTTTAAGGTTATAAAGGCATATTGCCTGTTCAAGATCACCATAATCCGTCAAATCTAAAGTAGTTACTAGAGATTGTAAATCAAGTAAAGCTTTATGCAAAATTTCGATAAAAATTTCTAAACGAGTATTCATCAGTTCACCGTGACCGGTCTTTCATTGCTCTCTATCAAATCAATGACATCTTGTATAATCTTTTTATGTTCAACTAATCGTTCCATAGCTTCAACATTAGCCGCACTTCCACAATCAGAAAATTTACCCAAATATAATAACAATTCATTTATAACTAATAATTCAAGTTTATATAAATGTAATCGAAGTGTAATATCTATATCATCTAGCGATTCGATATTAGGCATATGGGCATCAATCAATTCAATTACCTGAAGACAGGCTGGCATGTACCTATGCATAATTCATTCACCTTACTTTCTGTTAATAACCCCGAAAATCTATTATACTAATTTTAGGTGACACAAACCAAATCATCGGCAAAGGAGAGCGTAATGACTGAGTCTGAAATATTATCTGATTTAGAGTTTGTTGTTGATAGGCTGCTAGAGCTTAGAGAGTGGGATTGCTCTAAAAAAATAGAATGTATAAAAAACTATATTGTGGAACAAAGCGTGGAACAAGTCCCAATATCTATAAATCTAGAATATGAATTTAATTCTTTACGGAGGAGTCAGGCTTCATCTCGCGCTTAAAATCCATTTCATATGTAGGATATCTAAACTCAATTATAGGAATAATAGGCTCAACTTCTTCCTCTGCTTCATAAAAATTCACAGTAATTCCAGTTTCATGCTCTATGATTTTTTCAGCATAAGTTTCTATTAACTTAGCATTTTTATTCCCTTTAAAAAAGTGACCAGCGCAATATCCGGTACATAGAGCAAGAAGTAAAATCACGAAGAAAATTATCAAATGATTCCCAGGAGAAATAAGTTCTTTAAGAATTCTAGGTATTAACTTTCCCATATGTGAGAAGCATATTTATTGTAGTTTTCTATATATTCCTCTGGAGTAGCTTTCCCCATAATAGTATTGTAATACTTTTTATAATAAGCGGCCTGCCCTGGCAAATCTTCAGGAATTTCAGCTGGAAATCTATGATAATGTAGCCTACAAACAAGGCACATGAGTTTCATATTCCAAAGCAGAGTATTAAATTCTGGAACAATCTCTAAACTCAATACGGATAGGAACCTTTGTTTCAAGTTTATATCAAACATAAAAGAATCAGTTATTACATTTTTATAAGTATTATATTCACATTGAAAAAAACCTAGAGCAGGCCCGGTGCCTTCTTGATGTATGAACGTAAATTGGCTTTCTTGACATCCAGTTCCAATGATAAGCTGGCAAGCTTCTTTTGAATAAAGTCCAACAGATTGTAATGTTGGTACTAAGATTAAGTCATTAAATTGTTTTATATTGATAGACATTTAGGTATCTATATTAGAGCCAGTTCCAGGGATTCCAGAAGTTTTTTTTTCTGAAACAATTTCTTCTCCAACGGAAACAACATCGCTAATAACACCCACAACATTCTTAGCGGCTAAGTCCTGCTCAAATTTTTCCATTTGCTGAAGCATAAATTGAGCCTCACTAAGTCTTCCAACTAACGCGTTATGTTGGGCTAAGGAATTCTCTATTGCTTTGCTGATTTCTGAAATTCGTTCAACTACTGCTTGTTTATCCATGTGTACTCCAATTATGAATTAAGGGGGAAATCAATCCCCCCGAGCTCGAGTTACGATTATACCATAGGAACAATCATGTAGTTAACAGCCCATCTGATTGAACTTGTGCCACCATTAGCTGTAAATGCACCTGTATCATTTGATAAGAATACACCTAAAGCTGTGGTCGTTGATGATGCTGTGGTTGCAATATTGGCACCATTCGCCAAGGTAGTCCATTGATTAACTGCCGCTGTTGTCGCAAATGTCGCAGCTACTGTCAAAGTACCACCGTTAGCAATAGTATTTACACCAGCACCGTGCACTGTATTTCCATATTGGAAAATAATTGCACCACCACCTGCGGGAGCCGCTGTAGCAAATACAATCTCAAGATAAGCGCTTAATACAAGAATTCCAAAACCGGCACCTGGTGTAGGAATCAATTGTACTGGAGTTGCATACATCCCTTGGAAATTAACATCAGTAATTGTTCCAGAGGCATTCAACTGAAGGCCGGCAACCGATACTCCAGAATCTACAATTTGACCTGCAACTCCGGAAGCCTTAATGAAGTTATTAGCCACTGTAGCGCCAGTAGTCACAGCTATATTTGATGTAGCAGCGCCAGCATCTGGTAGTGAATATACCGTACTTTGTCCAATATTTGCATTACTAAGAGTTGCAGTGAAATTACCTGCAATATTAAGAGGTATAATTGAAAAGCTACCATTAGCTGCAGTAATTGGGAATATGGTCAATGATGATGCATGTCCAGATGAACCTAGAGTTAGAGTACCAACAGTTAAAGCTAAATTTCCAGTTGCTATAGTTTGAGTCGTACCACTATTAGTTAGTAAGAAGTTTGAACTAGCTCCCCCATCGGGAATAGTATATGTGCGCGCAGCAGCTTGAGAAGCATTTGTGATTGTAGTTATAGTATCACCCGCGCTAACAGCACCCACAATTTGAAGTGACCCTCTAGCGGCAGTGGCGGGAAATGAAATTAAAGCGCCAGCAGTACCACTTAATCCAGCCTGAATATTTCCACCATTGATAGCTGTAGCTGCATTTTCGCTAATGGTTCCAATGGTATTCGTAAAGGTCGCAATATGATTAGCTATCGTTGGCAGAATTACACTACTAGAATTAGCTGGTGACACCAAACTATGATTTGTTCCAACCAAAGAACACTGTAACCACAATGGACCCGTAGATGATAAGACAAGCGCCATAGCACCGTTAGTAAATTCCATACCATCTTCAACAGATTTGTTTAAGTAACCTGCAGCGGTAATAGTTGCGAATGTATCATTAGTATCAATATAAATTAGTTTTGGAATAATACCTTCAAAACCGGTTACTTCAGTGGTCCATGATAAAACAGCCATTTTCTATTCTCCTAAATTAAATACTTAAAGTTGGTAACCCTTTTTTTCCTTTGTTTCCTTTTTCTTCATATCCTTTTTTTTGTCTCTCATTCTCTGTTCCTTCATTTCTTTTTCCCCTTTTTACGTTTAGATTTACCTTCCCCTGCTTGCGAATACGCTATAGCTACTGCCTGCTTTTGGGGTTTCCCTGCGTCCATTTCCGCCTTAATATTCTGTGAAAATCCTTTCTTACTTTTTGCAGCCTTACCTTTTAAAAGTGGCATTTACTTCCCCTTCTTCTTACGCTTACTTGTACCCGAATTTTTAACAGCAATTGCTATTGCAGCTTTTTGTTTATCTCCAGAACCGCCTTTAACATTCTTGGAAAATCCTTTCTTGGTATTTTTCTTAGCACCTTTCACTAAAGTCATTTTGCACCCCTTCCTAGATTATAGTACTCTCTTGCTCCCGTTCCATATGCATCACGTGGATTAGCACCGCTGAACATCTTTTTAACTCCACCTGGACCTGCCAGATGCGCTGCAGCAAGCATTCCATTAATAGCTTGTTGAGGTGTATTTGGATTAATCATACCCATTTTTTCTAATGTTTTTTTATTGGAAGCCATCAATCTGCGCATAGCCTCATCCTGGATAGCGGGGTTGGACATGTACTGTTTAAGGCCTCCGGGTATTGTCCAATTGTCAGGATTGCTTAAGGCTTTGTTTCCTTGACTTCCAGTACCCTTCTTAAGATACCCTACCGTTTCAAGAGCTGGCGCCCCGAATTGATAGGCACCCGAATATCCAAGGCTATTTTTAGCGCCATAGTTTCCACCGGACTCACGCTGACGTAATTTTGACATTAAGTCGCCAGTATCTTGCCCCTCAAATCCTGACATGGAATTCGGAAAAAGAGATGGTCTACGTTCTCTAGCTAACATTTGTTCTTGGCTTCCAAATGGTGCATAAGGCTCGTTTCCTTGTTCACCTTCTTGTGCCAATAGATATTGAAGATAATCTTCAGGAACTTGTTGTTGTGTATCCTGTATGCCTTGTTGTTTCTTTTTCATGGAAAGTAAAGCCATTACCAATGGTGATATCTGGTTTTTCGGGTCTTGATATTGGGGTTCCATGAAGTTTATGGCTTTGAACATTATCTGACTCTCCGAGCATATATTCCGCCACATATAGTAGCTGAACCAGCGCCAAACACAACATATGCTGAAATATAATATGTGGTTGTGGAAGAAATTGATGCTCTAACATACGGAACACATAACCCTAAATCTTGCGCACCTGCATTTACATTGGCAACAACATAAAGCGATTGATCGGGAACCGTAGCACTTGTAGCCGAAATCCAAGCTTTATTATTAAGCATATTCAATCCTGAAGCATCAAAAGTAACATTTCCAAATATATCCCAATCTCCAGCAGTTAAAGAAATTGATGTTAAATTTGTTGCTCCACCCGTTCCTATGTTAACAGCACTCGCAAATGCTATTCGACTTGAAATAAGCTCTCCAACATAACCCGCAGCAGCATTTCCACCTGCTGTTGTTCCTTGAATGGAGCACCCAGAGTTTCCTTTACCGTTTAATGTCAATAAAACATTAGTGTCAGTACCAGTAGCTGCTATAGTTGGCGTATTTGTTGCTGAATTATTGGTAATGTTAATGTAATTAACGGCCGATGCTGTAACGGTAAATAGCAACAAACTATTTCCGTTATTATCCTGTATTCCTTTTGTTGTATTGAAGGGGATATTATTAGCAGCACCAACGGAAAGCTGGGAACTAGCAACAGCCAGACCTTGCCCAAAAGTTGTGGCTATCGATGGAACACCTGCCCCACTCGTAACCAAAATACCGTTATTTCCAGAAGTAAGACCACTTACGGCAGTTCCGCTTGTCGCATAATAGGCTAATTGGTTTGCTGTTCCGCTATTTACAGTTCCTGAACCACCAGCCGCAACCCAAGTTCCATCACCTCTCCAAAATGTAGAAGAAGAGGCGCCAGTGCCTGAATTTAAACTATTGACGCTAACCTGTACTGCTGAAGGTAGAGTTGTGGTTAATGAAGGAACTCCACCAGCGCTCGTAGCTAATACAGAGTTATTAGCAGTAGCCAATCCAACAATAACATTGTTACTACTAGAATAAAGCAATTGGTTTATTGTAGTAGTGGCGGGATATGTAGCAGTACTCCAAGCTGGTGCAGTATTAGAACCGCTAAGTAAAGCCTGATTAGCAGTTGCGGTACCAGCAAGAATAGCGCCGGCAGAAGCCGTGCTATAGAATATTCCACCGTTTGATGCGGTCAAATTAGCATTCGTACCACCATACGTAAGCCCGATAACCGACCCATTCCAAGTTCCACTAGTGATTGTACCGACGCTAGTAATATTTCCTTGAACTGCAGCAGGCAACGTTTGGCTTAAGCTTGGTATGCCACCGGCTGATGTAATTAATACAGAAGAGTTAGCTGTAGCGAGCCCTACGACATTATTAGCAGCGCTAGAATAAAGTATCTGATTGATAGTTGTTGTGGCTGGATAAACAGCTGTAGTCCATGTAGGCAGCGCACTAGCACCTTGTGAGGTTAAAATAGTGCCTGTAGCGCCAAGGCTTGCTAATGTCTGTATTGGATTAATAACCGTTGTGCCGGCACAGAGTATCCCATATGCGGTTGTCCAAGTTTTTACTTGAGTGCCACCTTCAATGACTGGAATTGGAGATATGCGCTTGTATGACATTATTTTTCCCTACCAAATTTCATAACTAGTTCCATTAAATATGACATTTGCTGCCTCATATGCTGTGTTCATAACAAATGTAGTTGCCCCATCAATCGTTACAGCACCACCTACAGTTGTTATAGTAATATTGCTTGTTGCCGCTAATCCGACTTTGTCTTTAATAACAAATGTTCTCCCCGTTGTAGGTGCATTGGGTAACAAAACACTTATTACTCCGGCCGTCACATCACAAGAAATATAATAATCAGTAGATATTGCAGTATAAGGAGTTGATGCATTTGTTATGCCTGTGTATGACACAACATCTGAGCCAGAAAGAGCGGAAATAGTTATTGTATTATTTCCATTTACTATAGTAACGTTCGGTCCAGCTATAAGTGCTGCAGCAGCTGGAACGCCTATGGAACTCCCTATTACAATTTGACCGTCAGTCATTCCAGACGTCACACCAATAGCACTTACGCCATTTCCATAAAGCATTCCATTTTGTGTAAAGCTTGTTGCTCCAGTTCCGCCAATAGGAACTGTCACAGGTGTGAAGCCTGCCACTAAACTTCCAGCTGAAAGAGCGCCAACGCTTGTGATGTTCAATTGAACGGCAGAAGGTAATGTTTGGCTTATTGATGGAATTCCAGCAACATCCGTAACTAAAGTTGCATTAACAGCTGTAGCAATTTGTCCTACAACATTAGTGCCACTTGAATACAAAATATCATACTGAGTAGTTGTTGCAGGCCACGTTGCAGTAGACCAAGCGGGAGTAGAGGAAGCACCTGATTGCAACATTTGTCGAGCTGTTGCAGTTCCAGCAAGTATTTGCATCTGTGTAGCATTCGACCAAACTATGCCGCCATTTGATGCCGCTGCGGAAAGATTGGCACTTGTGCCACCAAATTGCAGAGAAATTACTGAAGCATCCCATGTTCCCGTGGTGATAACGCCCAAAGTGGTGATACTGGCCTGCCCAACGTACAGAGGGTCAATATCGATTACTGGGTTCATTCCGCCAGTACTGGTTATACGTCCTGCAGTTCCAGTTACGCTTTGTACGCCTAAAGTTCCAAACTGAGACCAAACAACCGGGTCTGTACCTACAACCGTAATGGCAGCAGTTTCTATCCAAGCGCTATTAGCATTAACTGTTCCATTATTAACGATAATGAAAGAACCTGGAACCATTGTAGCAGGAGTATTAAAATCAGTAGCCCGCGTTAATACCCAATTAGAAGCACCTGTGCCAACAGTCGTTAGAGTATAAATACCGTTCTCAGCTGGTGAAGACTGGTTTTTAATTAAGATTCTAGAATTTATTGGAGGTGAAGTTCCATCAATAGAAAAAGCAGCTTGAACTCCGGCATTTGTTAATGTTGCTCCAACTCCGGCAACACCATTATTGTATGTAGAATTAAGTGTACCTGTTGAGCCCGCATAAGCTGGAGATTTAAACGTAAACCCAGATGCAATACTATCAACATATTGCTTAGTTGCCGCTTGTAATGGCAAGGTTGGGTTAGTGTTTAAAATCAAATTTCCGGTCATTGTTCCGCCAGCAATTGGCAGTGCGCCTAAATTCGTTAATGCATTTGGCGCTGTTGTTGCACCTGTACCGCCATGCAAGATTGCAACAGTTGTTCCAGACCATGTTCCAGTAGTCACGACTCCAAGAGTGGTGATGGATGTCTGGCCGGGATACGTAGGAGAAATTGAAATCGTATATTGATTGGGAAGAGTTAGTGTCGCAACAATCTCATTAGGTGTTCCAAGAATTGAAGTAACAGTTCCCGGAGAACTTAAGGTCAAAGAATAGACTTCATTTTGAATAACAATATTATACCAACTCGGACCTTTATCTGACGTATTTACTAATGCCAACTGATAACTTGATAGGGCTACAAGCCCATCTTGTACCCAGCTACTTAGATATCCAGTCACTAATACTTGAGCTTGAGTATCATCCGTATTAATGAAAACCATGGTAGGCAATATTCCTGCCTGACCGATTGGATTAGTAAATATCGATTTAATTGGCATCACTATTCCTGTATTGCGTAGAATTCGATTGTTACATTAGGAGTTACACCCGAAATAATATGGATAACATCTCCCGCTTGCACTACTCTTCCCCAAGGATTGTTGGCTGGAACCATTGCTGACGTTGTAGCTGCCAAAGTTCCACCAACAGGCTTTGCAGCTGTTGCATTGATGCATGCAAATACGGTTGCATCAGTTGTAATAATAGCCATGAACTTATTATTTACGGTTGCACAAATATTACCCATAGCAGCAGTTAAAGGAACAGCTACTGTCGCTTCAGCATTAGCCGCTAAAGTTGTAGAAAATACATTTCCACAAAAATTTAACCCAAAACCATCCACGCCTTTGTGGAACTTATCCATATTGTATTCTGTAACTTTTGCCATTTTTTAAACTCCTTTATTTAAACACCAAGCCTTGCATCGGCGGTATAGTTAAAAATTATTCCATCTCCCAAAGCAGAGCCTACATTAGATGTTGCAGATACATTAAATTGCCTAGTAGTAGTTTGGTTAACAATTGTAGTGTTACAATCTGCCGTTATTGTCTTATCCCACATTTCATTATTGTTATTAACCGGATTATATATAATAATTGCCGGAGGAGTTACTTTAGTTGTTATAAAAGTATGACTAGGCGCATATATAGTTGACGCTGCAACATTAGCTTGAGCAAATGAATTAACTCCAACTAAAATACCTGTAGCTGGAACGGTTCCCGGTTCAAAGGACATTTCATAGTAATGCATACATCTTTGTTGGGCTATGCTTCCTGTTTCAGGAGCGGGTCTAGTTGGAACATTTCCTGGAACTAAAGAAATAGAATCTATATTTACAACATTGGCTGCCGTTAAGGATGCAGTGCCAACCACTATCGCAAAGAATGTCGCAGTATTGGTTGCTGCAATACCATTCAAATCCCAACCACTAAACCCATAGTTATTGAAATTAGTGGTATTAGGGCTAGCCCCTATTGTAAATGTAGCATCTCCAAGACCACTTCTAGGAACTTCAGACCAGTTTCCATGGAATGTTGCCGGCTTTCCTGTTGCGCTTAAGGTAGCAACAATAGAGTTATTAGCGGCACAGCTAGGTAACGCAGCATCAGTTGTATACCAGAGTGAGATTTTAGCTTGAAGACCTGCGACTTGATTAGTAAATGCAGCTACATTAACAGAATTACGGTCATTCAAAATCATTCGAGCTACAGATTGCTCGAGATATTGAACTAAAGCAAACTGTGTCGTATTAGTTGCCGTTATGGTCAAGCATCCATTAGTTCCACGTGAAACCGCTGGTCCACTATTGGCAGTCTGGAATACGATTGTCTGGTCCCATACATATCGAGATGTGTTAGCACCGGCAGCACTTGCAGCCAGAGTAGGGCCTAAGAATTGCGTAGGGTTTAAGGCAAAGTCCCATCCAACTAGATAGCTAGAGATAGGCTTATAGGCCAAATCTGGAACAATGATATCGATTAAATCGGATTGCTGGAATCTAACTGGTACTTGCTGATAAGGAACGTTTTGAATGTTCGTTTCAATCCCTACAACCTGAATGCTTGTGATGCTAGATGGATTAACGGGAGATAAGACTACGTTAATATTAACAAAACCATTAAGACCAGTATCCGTATTGGCAGCTGGCAATAGTTGAACAGTATTGGTGAACTGCCTATAGGCGCCAGATAAATTGGTAGTCGTTAACAACGTCTGAGGATTACCGGCAGTCACTTGAGATGGTGCATATGTAATGGTTGCTGTCGTATTGTTACCAAGGGTTATATTCGTTGCGATATAACCATTCATACCTCCAGTTGCTGGACTCCAGATGTCAGGCGTATGGTTTAAAGTCTGAGTAAGCGTCACCGCTGTAACATTGGATATAGGTGTAATATCCAATGTATAGGGAGGATTGGTTGGATATTGCGAAGAACCTGCTACCGGCGTTTGGGCGACAGTAAGAGAGCCCGCGGCACTAAAAGTTACTGACAAACTCCACTCTGGCGCAATAGGTGTAACCACTGTTCCGGCGCCCCCTGATGATATCGTCAGGGGCGCGCCGGGCACAAAGGAAATAAACGCAAATTGAGGATTAGCGATTAAATTAGGGAGATATACACCAGATGCACCACCATTACCCTGCTCACCGAAATAGTTCGGCCAAGCTTCACGAGTAAACTGAGGTACGGCTAAGGAATTCTGAACAACCACATAATATTGTTCGAGCACTGCGTCTGCAGCCGTTGAACTCCAAGGGAAGTAATAAAGAGCTACATTATCGCCATTATTGTTCTGGATGGTTCCCAGAGCGCTTAGTACGATTGGGTTAGGCAATGCCGTGTAGGTATAGTTTGGAGGCGCGCCAGTAAGTTCGTAAATCGGTTTTAACGTATTGCGTGCAAGGTCTTGGTAAAAGTAGACGAAGCCACCAGCTAGAGGAGCACCTGTATCTTTGTCTAGTAGAAGAGGTTCCAGATCGCGGGATATTACATATCTACTGTCAAGCATGGAGAGACTCCTTTAGAAATAGTTTGCAAAGGTTGACCAATGGTGATACTATGGTTGATAGATAATTCAATATTTTTAAAGGAGCACTTATTATGGCTGCTATTGACATTTTTAAACGATATGATGAACTGCGCGCGTCAGGTATACCCGACGAACAGGCTAGAGCCCAGTTAAACGTTATGGAAGATATGTTATCTACTATTGTGCAAAACATGGTTACAAAGAACGATGTAAATTTAATGTTAAATTCTTTTTCTAAAGAATATAAACTAGAGACTATAAATGTTAAGTTAAATTTAATATTGTGGATAATAGGTCCTTGCGCTTTAAGTATTATTGGCGCTTGCATAAAATACATTTCAATAAAATATGGTTTATAGGAGTAGATACAATGTTTTTGTTTATTATTGTCTGCATAATTGGCGGCTACATAGGTTATCATTGGTGCGATTAACTTATTCATGTTCACCGCCAAAAAATGATTTGTATCCCGCATAACCTGTACCTAACACTGCTGGCACTCCTGCTGTACCTATTGCTACATTTCTAATATTTTTTTGACGTTTTAGGTATTCTGGTAGAAGTTCTCGATGTTTCAATTCGGGAATTGCTCTACCAGCATTATTCATAAAAGGTTCTTCTTTTATTAAAGCATTTACAAAAGCTTTTTCGCCAATTGGGTTTCTTTTAGATAAATGTTTTCTAAAAGCTGGGCTGTCTAAATATGGACCCATTATTACCCCATAATCTTTAAGCGTATTTCTATATTCTTTTCCTAATCCAGGATGAGTTTTTTCTAAGGCAGATGTTAAGTCAGATAAAACTTTCTTTTCGGTTTTCCTTAGTCTCTTCAATCTCTGTATTTCAGGATCTAGCAATCCTCTTTTCGCTTCTGCACTTTCTAATCGATGAATTTGTTTCCCTAAATTACTTTGATATTTATGTGCTAGCTGTGGAGTTGGATTTTCCGCATATCTTTTGGCAATCGTTTTTGATTTTTTAAAATTATTTACAGATTCAATTGGTTCTGTAACATGCTGCAATCCACCTTTTTTTGAAGTTTCCCAAATATTTTCAAATCTATTATTAAAGTTCCCCTTATGTCCTTTTCGCATGCCCTTTACTAGAGGTGCAATTTCCTCAAAAGGAAGGCTACCTGTTTTTATATTTTTACGTAAGTTCATATATGGCTCAAGAACTTTACCGCCTGCTTTAATAACTGATGGTATGGCTAAGCCTAATCCTGCACCTAATTCTCTATTATTCCCTTCGCCGGCCATTGCATATCCAGCACCTCCACCTTTTAATGCATTTTCGAAAACACTAATATTACGCAGGTTCAATGCATTTGATGATTGTCCAAATAAACCCCCTATTCCCAGACCACTTGCCAATGAACCGGTAAAGTTACCAAGTTGAGAAGCTAATTCTTTTTCGGTTCCCGGTCGGAAAGCTTTATTTAAGTCTGAATAGGGCAATTGAGGCAGTTTCTTTCCAGTTACTTTCTCTCCAATATAGCTGGGAGTATTTAAAATAGAAATGGGAATATTCATAGCGCCACTTAAAGCACCGCCTGCAAATTCAGGAATTCCAGAGCGCTCAAACATTTCGTTTGTAGGTTTAACAAGGTTTCCAAAAAATTCTGTAGCGCGACCGACGTCAGTGTCAGCTAATTTTCCAAGAAAGTTTGCTATTCTTGGATGGCGAGCTTGTATGTTTTGCCCGAGCATTTGATTTTCGTTAGGCTGAGGAGATTGCAGTTGAGCATTATAACCGACCTTGCTGTAAAACTCTTCCTTTGGCATTTTAGAATAGTATTTGGAATGAAAAGCATCTAATAACTTTTCATCACCGATGTTTTCGTATTGAGGATATTTTTCTCGAATTTGTTGTATATTCATTAAAACAATCCTAATGGGTCATCGGTACTCTTAGATGACTGTTCTGACTCGACCTTCTTTATCGCTTCTTCTTTTCCTTCTTTCCCCAAATATGGTTCAGTACTAGTTTGAGCCTTTTGTATTGTCCGTAACTCTCTTCTAATTATATCTCTATATTTCTCCAACATTAATGCTGCCGTTTCTGGACTTTTACCAATTGATGCTGGATTAGTAAGGGCTTCTAATTCCGTAGCAAGCTTTTCTCTTACAGATTCACCAAGCATTTGCCTTAGTTGCTTAGCTTCCATTTTAGCTGCAACTACTGATTCTTGATATTTCTTATATTCTACGGGAGCTTGCCCCATCAAATCTAATACTTGATCTCTTTTTAGAGCTAAAGCACCTTCTGGGCCAGAATATCTAGTAATGGCTTGTATATCTATAGCATCCATAGATTGTTCTAATTGAGTAGCCTGTACAGCCCTGTTTCTTATTGATTCGTCAGACCTTAATTTGTTTGCAGCTAATTCTAAATTTTTTGTTTCTGGTGAATTAGGGTCTTTTTCTCTGGCTCTTGCTAACTCTTGATCAACTTTTGTGGTTGGAGAAGGAGCAAACCTGCCTTCACCATGAGAATAAATATGATTTTCCATGGCTTGCTTATAATATTTAGCCTCTTCGGAATCTTTTCCATACTTTTTAACTGCATCATTATAATCTTTACGCAATTTAAATGGTTCAGTAGGAGCATATTGATTTTCGCCTTTAGCCTGTTGAGCATGATGAAGTGCCTGAGCATGTTCAAGCTTTAACTTTGCTATTATCTGTTGTTCTTTATATTGCGCCTCTAATTGGTCCATAAAAGACTTTGACTGTGCTTGCGCATATTTCTGAGCTTCATTTTGTGGTGCGAATAGAGCTTCTGCACCAAGAATATCGTTCATATGTTCCGAACGTTGCATTCCTTGGGACCTTTCAAAGTATGATGGCTCTTGTTGATTTATCTGAGATGGAAATTGTATGCCTTGAAAAGCCATTAGAAGTAACTCCCATTACCGCTGCCATAGCCACCACCAGTAGGAGGCGTAAATCCACGACTAGCGCCACCCCATCCACCATAGTTACCACCGCCGCCTTGACCCATCATTGCGGGGCCAAACATATTCATAGAGCCTTGGAGCCTATTACCAAGACCTTCCCATCCTCGTATATTATTCTGAGCATCTTCACGACGTCTCATAGCGCCTTGATATTCATTGCTAGCTCTAGTTCCGGCAAGATTAGCCAGACTATTCGATAATTCCGTAGAGGCGTTATAACCTCGACCCATATGTCCTTCTTCACCAGATAATGCAGCCTGAAGCGCTCTCTCCCGACCAGCCAGCCTACCTTCCTTACCTAATAATCCTGCCTGAGTAATTCCTAGTGCATTCTGTAGGTATTGCTGCATGTCACTGCCAAGTAATCCCTGAACCGTTTCTGCTTGTTGTTGTTGATTAAAAGGAGTTCCTGCAAAGCCTCCAGCTGATGCCGAGTTTCTCATGGCATCTAGCATTTGTTGCTGTTTAAATCTATAACCGACAGATGGGTTATATCTTTCCATCAGTGAGTTCATAAAGTCTGTGGGATTATGAGCCATTCGTTCATATTGATTGGGTAAAGCGTTCGGGTCTATTCCCGGACTGTCGTATAGATTGTTGTATTGTTGATTTAAATTTTGACTTCGACCATAGGCTTCGTTACCGCGCTGAATGAAAGGGTCGTAGTATGGTCTAACTGCACCGGGAACAGCTGCTAGTTGAGCTTCAGCCGCTCTAGAAGGATTATTTCTGCTGCTTCTATTTGCGCGATTGCTTGCTACCTGGCTACCAACGCCTAAAGCTAGCTGTGCTAATGAACCAAATGGCATTTAAATCTCCCTACACACTTGTAATCGTTTCTACGACTCCGGGCGCCGTACAAACTTGCATCTTCGCTATAGTTATATTAAACCAAAAAGCGCCAGTTGGAAAACTTGCAGTGAGCGTTACTACTTGAGCAGCAGTTAATCCTTGTGGCAGCCACCAATTATCGTTTAAAAATTCTCTCAAAGTTTCGTTTAGCTCGATTTTGTAGTTTTCTTGATCAGCATCTTGAATATATGTTGGTAATGTTAGGTTTGTCATGAGTAAATATCCAATACACAACTGTTAACAATCACAGAGTTTGTAGACCAAAATCTGAACTTAAATGTTAAAGAATTCGACTGACCCATCTTTTCCCATGTCAATTGATTTCTTCTATATCCTATAGGGTTTAAATCCCTTGATACATAATTACTCCATGTAATTCCCTCATCTTGAGATATTGCTAAATCTACCCTTGGTATATATGGAGGAGGGTTTGGAATATTGTTTATAGGCTCTGGTAAACCGATATATGCTGGGTCATTTCCCTGGTCAATCATTAAGACCAGCGAATTAGCAATAAAACGACTAGTGTCAGGAAGCCTAACCGTATTAGTAACTCTTGCTCGTGGTATGACATAATTTAAAAGTGGGTCTACAGCACCTATACTTTCATTATAGGTTGTATAATTGGTATTACTTTCATATATTGAACCATTATTTAACGATACAAAATATGTCTTCTTATTAAAGTAAACATAGTTTCTTGCGGGATGATAGTTTTCATAATGGTCAGTTAAATCGAAAAATTTCTGTGTAGTAAAGTCATAAGTTAAAGTTAGATTATCTAGCGGATTATAAAATGTGAGCTGATAAAATAAATGACCTTCAGACCTTACAAACATTGCTGTTGACTGTGCCGGAAAGTTGATGTTGCTTAAAACGTGGTCTATGCCATCAGTAGAAATTGGCTGATATCCTTGACCCGTATAAACCAGAATGATAGGCGCATTATTTTCGTTTGATGCAAGCCATGCCACATACTTATCTGATGTTGCAATGGTCCTTATAGATACACAACCATAATCGATATTGATTGTATTGTTTCGTCTATAGTTCTGTAATCCACCAACATTGGTAAATACTTCGCAAACGGATGTTCCAAAAACCAACACATTAGCGGCCTGACCGGGGAGCCTTACTACGGCAATAGGATAGTCTGGCTTTGTCTGCAAAGCAAACGTATTAGACGCTGATGTAGAAATCGTAGTAGGTGTGGAAAAAGAGTAAGCGTACCAAGAAGCGCCGGTCCCTGTGTTAATTCCATTTCCAAATAAGAAGAAAGTATTGTGATATACAACATAATTTGGAATAAGAGGAGTCGTTACTTGAACGGTAAGATTTGGAAAACCTAAAGAATAATTGTAGATATAAGCATTAACGCCATCTACAATACATATCTGAGCGCTTAGATTCTCATCAATAAATACTTCGCCGTTAGCGGTAGCAATATTTCCTATGAAAGTTGTACCAAGTACAGTACTAATGCTGTAGACGCTAGCATTCACAACAACAAGCATGAAACCGCCACGAATAGAGTTGAATATCCCTCGACCTTCACCCGTTGGAAATATCTCTAGTATCCTCTGGTATCCTGCAGTATTAATTAACCATTCGTCACTTATATAGAGATTATAAGTACGCTCGCTTGAAATTTTCGGGAAGCGACCGAAAATACTGCTACCTGATACAGCAATGGGGACTTGCGACGACCCGGGAGTTTCTCTCATTTAATACCCTGCAGTTGTCCAACCTCTACCGATATTGACCTGTCCGTAAGATATGTATCCCGCTTCATCAGTTAAGGTAGTGATTGTTGCATTAGTTAAATCCATCGGTGCTGAACGCTTTGTGATTAACTCTTCATAAGCTAATAACTGTTTGTCAGCGCCTTCGGGAATCGTATAGTTAAATTCTTTACACAAACGAACGGCAAGTGCATATTTCAAATAGTTTATGTAGAACCGTTCCAATCCCTGGGGAAAAAAAGTAACATTATTTGGCCCAGTAGTAGTGCTGAAATTTGAAAAATTAACATTATTAACATTTCCTTCAGTTCCTAAAGTAGTGATGTTGATGTTATGGCTACCAATTGAAAATCTAGGAGCCGCTGCAATCAAATGAACCTCTGTTCCGATTAAGGCTGCCGATATATTAGGAATAATACCAGTGTTTATAAAGGCAACCAAAGCCGCGACAGTTGCATATGTGCCTTGCAAATCTATTCCATTAATCACAAGTTGACCGGCACCGAAGTTTCCAGTGCCAGTCACAGTAGCTGTTCCAAGATTAGCGACAGTCTCTGTTAAATCTAACTGCTGATTCAGCGTTACATCATACAACCTAAATAAACCCGATATTTCCATCGTGTAGTTTTGCTGCGGAAAGAAATAGAGGAATATATTTACACCACCCAATGTTCTTTCCTGATGCCATGTAAATGGGAGAGATTGAATGTTCTCTGCCCTTGCTGAGCCAAGATATCTATCTCGTGGAACTTCTGAAGTGTTATACCTAACGGTGTTTATAAAAAATACCAAAGTTTCGACTCTGATAAGATTAGGTATGAAATACTTTTCTTGATTTACAGTTGCCGGAAATTGAAACTGAGTAGTCCAATAAGGAACCATATCCGTTTCAATAACTTTATCTGCCAAGATATCATTAAGAACTTCCAATCCGGTAGACAATTGAGAGCCAGATAGCGTTTGAAAATCACGACCAACAATACTGGCAACATAATATGCATTGGTAATAAGATTCAATACGCTATATGACATTTAGCTTCCCCTTACACTTCGTCAAAATAACTTTGTAGAACCAAAGTTACAGCATCGGTACCAGCAGTTAACTTATAGTCAATGCTTGTGACACCAGCAACTGTAACGCCAGTTAAAACTTCCATCATGTCAACGTGAACAACAGCGGCCACATCACCACTCATTACAGCAGTACCTATAGTTGTCTGAAGTCCTGCTAGAGCGTTAGTAGGCCTTAAAGTAACGCTATCACCTGCAGCATTAGGAGTAAGAGACGCCCTAAACACAACTGTAGTTGCTAAAGGAGGCAATAGACCCGTTAATACAACAGCTGCATATGCATTAGATGTTCCTGCATTCAATGCGATTAATGCTGCAATACCATCAGTACAATAAGTCATTAATCTTCGTGCGCTATTAGGCGAAACTTCTTGGAAAAATGGAATAATGTGACTGGGAGCTGCAGTGGTATCGGTGCGTACGCAGCCAATCCTACGATACATATCATAGTTTTTTGGCAGTGTAGGAGCGCTTGCGCTTAAAGACAACATAACGCTTGGCAAATTGCTTGGGTCAAACCCTGGCTGTGATGGGCTGTTATTGTTACTGTTACCAATTGCATAAACATAATACAAAGTACTAGCTGCAATTCCAGCAACAGGAAGTATATCTAATCCCAACGCACCGCTTTGAGCCGTATTAATGATATACGTAGGCGTAATCGTTGTTGGAGTAGCTGTAGGTCCATAAGTGATAGTAGCTGGTAGCTGAATATCATTTTGGTCTGTATGGTCTCTACATTGTCCTGGTGACACTTGTATTGTTGAAGTTGTTAACCAAGTTAAATTCAATCCACTTATATACAGATTGCCAAGGTTAACCATAGGGATATTGGGTCCTAAAGGTGCTGTCATTGTTTCATTCCTCTAAAAAATTTGTTCATTAATCTTTCAATCCTTTTACCTCTCTCCACTCAGCAATCATGAATCATGCCTAATGGAGAGATTGCAATCACGGACAATTCTCGCTCGAATTTTTAGAGCGGGAAGATGACGGAGATAGCATACTCGTCGACTAGAGTCGATCCCCATATACAATCATGGACCATTCCACGCTGATTTTGGCCAAATAAACTTCCATAATACTGACGAATACTTACGCCGGTATCAGGGTCATGGTCACTGCTTGTTGGGAATGGAACTTCTTCTGGTAACTTAGGCATTGCTAAGTAAAATGCATCTCCAGAATAAATCATTCCAGCTCTATGAGATGGAAGCGCTAGAACCTGCATACCGGGTTGGATTGCATTATTCAAGTTCTGGTCATTCGTAGGCGCAATTTGTAATGCTGGGAAGATATTGACCGTAACCTGACTACCACCAGTTGAACCAGCGTCAGCAGTTGCGCGGAATTGCACAGGGACAGCCGAAGTTTGGTGACCAACAAAGGTAAGGAAGCGCATATTAGGCTGACCAGCAACTCCGTCTTGGAATTGGAACTTGTCATATTGCTTAACAGAGTTAGGGTCAAGAGCTGCGCTTGTACCACTAAATGTGATAGCAATGACAGCACCATTAGCATCTAGAGTAGTAGAAACTACTGTTAGAGTTGTTTGAGTTTGACCTTCGGTTCCTGCTATGTGAACAGGCAACAAGTTAGAGGTAAACCATTCGCAATTGCTGAAATTACCTAATTCCCAACTGTTAGCGGTTATATCATTTCGTTTTTCAGCGAACTGTGCCAAACCTGAGTTGATGATGTTAGGAATTGCAGTATCTTGCAAGAAGCCTTTAGCCATACCTTTAGCGGAACCGTAGTTACGTAATTGGGCAAGCGCTTGGGCTAGCTGCTGATAAGAGTTAATCGCTGTTAATCCGTTACCAAAGAATCTGTAAGTATTGGTTACACAATTCTGAGCAACATTAGCTTCTATTTTGGCACCTAACTCTTCGATAGCCGATTTTCCGAAGCGACTCATGTAATCTTCAACGTTGAATATGAACTGTTGAGCAGTAAAGCTATAAGCCGTATTAGCAGCTTGAGAAACAGTTAAACTCTGTACTCTTTGGTCAGCGGATTGGAATGCTGCGACAAGAGTATTCGTTGTCGTGAAACGAGGAGGCAAATCAAAGGTAACAGTGTCACCTAAATTTGCGACTAAGTTTTCGAAGTTCTTGAACTTTGTATTAGCTTCATGAACGAAACAATTCAAATTTTGTAGATATGCCAAACCAGACATTTGGTAGGTTTGGACTTGTTGTAAAATATTTGGCACGATAAAAACCTCACACGCTAGAAAAAAATCCTAGACGCAGTAAAGATATTTATTGCTTTGAGATTACCCTCGTAAGAGTGGAGACTTCTTTAAATCCCTAAGCGACTTGATACCTGTATCTGCGCCGACTGTAGAAGATTTAAGTCTGGATAAAGGCTCTTTAACGCCCGGATTTTGCTGCATTGCTTGCTTATTTTCTAAGATGGATTTAGATAGAGTTTGCATCATTTCCCGAGCCATATCAGGATCTGTTTTAGCCATCATATCTATCTGCGCCAATTTGTGCGGGTTCTTTCGAAGCTCGTACATAACTTCAGGTGTATTATCCACTTCAGAGGCAAGAAACACAGTGTTAGCGAAATTTGCTGGTTTAAAGTCTTTCATTACTTCATTAAAATCATCAAAGAGTTCAGCACCCCTTCCGACCTTTAAGAAGTAATTCTGGGCTACCTGTTCCATGGCAGATTTGTGCTCGGCATCCATTTGGGCTTGATATGCACGCTCTTGCTCTTCACGCATTTGTTGCATGATTTGATTTTTAATTTCCTCTGGGTTCATACCTTGTTGCGGAATACCGCCTTGTGGTAAAGGTTGACCTTGAGGTTGTGATTCATCAATTGGGCTCATCCCACCCATAGCTTGAGCTTGTATCGCTGCTTCCATTTCCTGCCTTACTTTCTGTTCTGTAGCAAATTTAGCTTTCCGAATAAGTTCGTTGACTCTAGATTCTGGAAGCATCTTTTCTGACGCCACCTCAACTGGAGCTTCTAAACTTTCAGCAACTACACCTTCTTCCATTCCTTTGTCTTCCCACGTTTGCCCCGTGACGGTGTTCACCTCTGTTACGCTGAGTTCATGCGACCATTTATACCCCATTGGCTGGGTGTTCACCGGGATTAATAGGCCCGTCCTATTACATGAGTGTATATAGTCTTATTTAGAAAAGCAAGTAAATGCACTAAAATATTTTATGATATGATTTTGAGTATAGGGACAAATGGTTTATTACACTTCGTCTATATGAATCGTCCCTGTAACGGACTCATAGCTTAAATGGAAAGCATATTGATAAAAGGTAAGAACTAGGTCCGACACCTAGTGGGCCCGTTAATAGTTATCTAACATAATGAGTGACTTATGGACAAGTACGAATTCATGTTTCATTATTACGAAGAAACCGGAGAGTGGCTTTCTAAGTATGATTTAGATGAGGCTTACAAGGAATTTCTTAAAAAAGAGATTGAGTATATAGATTCTATGGTGGAGCAATTGAAAGATGATTGATAAATCTGTCGATGAAAATGACTTAGAAATAAAAAGAAAACTATTCCATGAGAATTATGTGAAAGAATTAAACGAGCAAAAGAAAAGACAAACGCTTGGTAAAAAAGAATTTAAGTTTTATATATTGAAAAATACTGGATGCATGCCTTACGGAGATTTTTTAGAATCATTATATGAAGATTATATTAAAAGAGTTGAACTCTATAGAAAAACTCATGGCAACAATGCTAATTTATCAGAAGTTCCTTTGATTATGGTAATTCAATCAATCTCCACCATCGTAGACCAGCAATAGCACACTGCCATAGACAACAATAAAGATTAAAAAACCATATATCATGAACTTTAAGCGAAGGTCCATTCTCTAATGTCCTAATATCACATATTCTTTAGCGTCATCAATTTCATTGCGAAATTCATATAGAGTTTTTTCTATCTTTCTATAATATTTTTCAACTTCTTTATGATTATACTCGCCGTCATATGGCTCAAGGTCATAAACAGCAGTCTCTAAAATCTCCCTTTTAAGGAATATTAATTCTTCAAAATCGTCACGATCAAAGCTGTCATATTCATCACGCTTATCAACATTAGCCTCCTTATACTTTTGAATTAAATCTTCTGGGAAATGTGATAATATTTTCTTAAGTATTTCTATATATCTATACATATCACTTCGATTTCTTATTTCCAAGTACCTTGCGAGCCTTCGCATCAATCTTAGCCTTGGTAGATTCTGATATCTTTCCTTTATGTTCCATCTCAGATGCGCGGGCCAACGCATTACGGGCGTGAGCCTTGTCTTCAACCGGATATTTACGCTCACCGGGCATTGCAAACATTTTCTTTGGTAACTTCTTTCTATCTTTTTCGGTCAATTTAGCCATTTCTATCTCCTATAAGGTGCCCAGCATATGGGGTAAGTTAAGATCAATTACCTAGCTATTAATACCGGTATTTGCTGTCCCCCATGCGCCAGACATAAACTATTTTAATCTCTCGCTTTCTGCTGCATCTACTGTAATTCCAAGTTGATCAAACATCTCTAAAGCACGATCATAAAAGTCAGGATATTTAGCGCCAAGATACCCCATAATCATTAATATACATGCTTTTGTACCGCAAATATTACATTCATTTATTTTGCTTTCGATTAAACTTTCAACTTCTTCTCTATTCAATTACGTCTACCTCCATATTCTGACCTTCTTGATGATGCTTTGCAATATCAAGTGCCACATCAATTGCCTCACGTGCCATTTCGGCATCTACACGCTCTTGTTCGATGGCTTGCTTAATCTTGCCGCTTTCAATATCGGCCATTAGCTTAATAAATTGTAACTGCACCTTTTCTTTCTCGACAGCAATCTTAGCGGCTTCAACAGACATCTTGCCTTGGTCTGCCTCACGGCGTTGTTCGGTCTGCATCTGGGTCTTTTCTAATTCCATCTTAGCGAACTGTTCAGCATCACTTGGAGGAGGAGGCTGTTGCTTCATCGCTTCTTGTTCTTTCATGAACTCTTCGGCCTGGACCTTAAGATGGTCAATGCCTCTGATGTCCATGTTGTCAAGAAGCGTCTCCAGACCTTTCTCATTAATGAAGGCTGCAAACATTGGGCTAGCTTGCATCATTGCAGTTATTTCCTCAAGAGCCATTTGTTTTTGGATATTAGAGTTAACGCCAGCTTCTACCTTAACGCATAAGTCATTCGGGTCATAGTTCATCATGATAGCATCACGCAAGGTTGCATCATTTATTAGTTGATAAGAGCGTTTCCCATTAGACTTCATTATTGGAAGACTTCTAGGTGTCCTGTAATACTTTGGAATCAAGTCAAGCATCACTTGAGCAATTCTATTAAGACCCTTAATGTACCCCATGAGATAAGGCATTGCGGCACCATTTGATTGGAGTGCGCCCTGTTGTATGGCTTTGCCGCTTAGAGCATCCGAATTAACTGCAAGTGCCGTATCATAGCTTCCTAGAATCATTTGCGTAGTTTGGTCAGAGCCGTTGAATATCGCCTGTACAAGAGCTGGAGTTTCCGACCTTTGAATCTCTTGGGGCGGAGGTAAGGGGACGTCTGGATTCTTGTCGAAAAATGCGTTGTAGACCAACACTGACATAACCTGTACATTCTTATACGCATCTTTGTATTCCTCTGGAATTGACTCAAGAGCTACCTTGAACTTATGCATAACCATGTTCTGAATTTCAGCACCGATGGTTTGACCTGCAAAGTTCTTGAGCTTTTGCATGCCCATAGCGTGAAAAACGAAGGGTCGAGTCATCTGATAAGTAGCACCATTTTCCCCATCACGCATATTGATAGAGTTACCGTCTATAAATATAATTGGCAAGAATTTGAAATCCGTTTCAACATAATCCAATATGCCAAGTTCACAGAATCGGTATCTACAAATAGTTTGAATGACGGTTCGTCTTTCTTCAATCACGATTGGACATTGCTCAATGAAGCCTGCATCAGCCCACATTGTTTGTAGAAGCTTATAGTCATGCTTTGTAATAATGTGACCATTAGATAACTTAACAATAGTTACCTTTTTATCTTTCTTCTCATAATAATCACAAACAAGAACAATCTCTTGTTCAGCATTCTTATAAGACCAGTTGAAGTTACTATCTAGGTTTCTTGAGAAGTTAAAGCCTTTAGTTTGGATGTCTGGAAATTCGGCGTTAAATTCTTCAACAGTCCATGGAACTATCTTGAAGCAATAGCGACCATCGCCCTTATGAGATTCTCGAGCTAATGGGTCAAATCCGGTTAAGGTTGGGTCGAATACGCGCTCTACTCTAATCTTTTGTTCAAATGACATTTCGTTTATATAATCTGTGTATACTTCCACAGCAGAATAACCGCCTGCAAGTAAATCAGAATAAATATTATATTCAAGAGAATCATTAGTGGCATCAAAAAATACCTCACGAAGATGAGCCTCTAAGACTTCCATCGTTGCTATAAATTCTGGAGTTAAAGAATCAACTCGTATTCCATCTGCTGCTCTGACATTAACAGACGGTTCTTGTTTGGCAAACTCTCCTCGAAGTCTAGATATAATTGCCTCTAAGATATTAAATTCAATTGGTGGTTTTTGTAATGTCTTTAGGTTCTGAATCGTTGGGTCGTCAAGTGCCGTTTTAAAAACAAATCGTACAAACATATGATAACGCTTTGCGTTCTCTTCAAAGTATCCGTGGGCAT